GAATATTCATTAATTTTATAAAAATCAATGTCTTGCCAAATTTCAAAAAAATAATCATCAACGTGATATTTTGAAAGTTGCCTTTCAATAATAACACAAGGCTCATCTTGTTCGGTTTGATAATTATCATCTCTTAAAGTTACTGCAACAGCTTTAAGCCTATCGCTCGGCTCGTCTGTTCCCTGTGTCCAAAAAGAAAAATTATTATAAGTGTGTTTCACTAAGTCGTCAGCATTTCTGCTAAACTTTTCTTTTTTTTCTATTGTGTCAGTTTGCATTTTCTACTCCGATTGTTTGATTGATTAGTTGCTTATGCAACATACAGGCAGAATATTTCCGCCTGTTTCGCCTATATAAGGCTCTTCAGTGTTGCTAAATTTTCGAAAATCCTTCAATTTTATCATTTTTAATTAATTGTGCGTAATCAATTTCATTATGATAAAACTGTAATTCAGACAAAACATAATTAAATTTGTTTTCATCTTCAACAGTATTAAACATGGTGTTTTTTCTAATGTTCACTAAGTCATCAACTATTTTAAAAAGGTCTCTAACCTTTCCAAATTCCGTTGCTGTTTTGATAGTTGGGTAACCATGCTTATAGGGTTCTTGTCTTAATTGTTTAAGTGTCAGCATTGTTTGCTCCGATTGTTTGATTGATTAGTTGCTTATGCAACAGACAAGGGCGAAGTGTCCGCCCATGTTTCGCCTATATAAGGCTCGTCAGTGTTGCTGATTGTTTTAATTATCTATTACGCCAAAGGCGTTCAATATAGTAAATAAAAAGAAACTAACTGAACTAATCCACGACAACGTCATTAATAAATGGTCATTGAATATTAAACCTAATACAAAACCACTTATTGAAATAATTAACAAACTTAAAAAAATAAGTATTTGCATTAATTACCTGCTTTCTTAAATACTTCATCTTGAGATATTGTTCTTGCCTTTGCCTTGTCACACATATTCATTTTTAAATATTTTCCAATGTGCTTACTTGTTGTGACGCTCCATTTCTTAGCCGTAACAAAAAAGCCGTCTATGTCATAACCTGCAACAGGTGTTTCATAGCTGAATAACATTTCTTCGCAAAGTGCGTTATTCGGATTTTTTAATACAGTCATGTTTGAACCTAGTTTTTTGAGTTGTGTCATTTTTTTTCCGATTGTTTGATTGATTGTTTCGGACTTGTCTGTGTCCTCGTCAGTGCAATAATTAAATTACATACAACCGCATGAGCCAACCTATTTTGAAATTCCACGACACAGCTAATAAGCACTGTGGCATGAAACCAAAATCACCACCCTTTTAGAGGGTTCGCCTTTGGCTCGGGAGGACTACCCACACATCTCAGAGAAACAACTCGCCCAGAAAGTCCGTAACTAAGGACATCACCATGTGTGGCTCATTTTTTTTTGTATGTAGATAAAAAAAAAGTTAAAAAATAAGTACTTCCCCTCCTTAAACCATGCGAATTTAGGTGTCAACACTTAAAATAAAATAATTATAAATAAGCTAAAAATCCCTATAATAGCCATTTATAGGATTAAATAGTTAATTACTAGGAAAGTGAAAAGAGAAAGATTTAGAGCCTTTTATAATACTAACCTTATTCAGTCTTTTAGTTGCTCTGTATTTCTGCTGTGCTTTTCTCTTGCTGTCTCTGCCTGCATTGGATTGTTTATATTTTTGAATGGCTTGTCTTTGCCCTTGTGTGGTCAATGTGTCTACTCCTTATCTTTATTACTATTAAATATGTACCTATCAATGGAATACTAATTGTTAACCTTTGGTAGATACTTAAAGAGATACCTTAAGAGATACACATAGATAGCTTTATTATATCTACTCTCTAAAAGTGTAAGTTTACTAATAGTGTAAGATTACTAATAAAGCCTTTAATTACCCATGAGCAATGACACAGGGCAACCCTGTAATCGTGCTGTGTGTGGCTCTGTGTGGCTCTGTGGTGTGCTTTGTGTGGTGCTTTGTGTGGATTGTGCGTGGTCTGTGCGTGAACGCAAAAAAACAGACTAGCTAACACACAGGCGATAAACAAAAAATGTACGCCCACCGCAGGCGTATGCAAAGGACATGCTATCCTTATACACAGAAAAACCCGCTAACTGCCTATCTTTTTGACTTTTACAGGGATTTTATTGGTCGTCTATGGGGGAAACTCACTTTTTCGTAGTGACGAATACCCCCACAGAATTTTTTATTAAATATTTGCCATGCGTTCTGCCATACGATTAGCACGATTGGGTGTCTGTTTAGCCCATCTACTATCTAACATTTCCACACTGGCAGTCTTATAGTCCTCTTCTTGTAATGCTTTGAGCATACCCTTAAACTTGGACACCCCATAAGCACCCATTTGGTACACCATTTCGACAACCAAATGCTTGGCAGTCTCGTGTATGTTAGGACACATCTGTAGTAATTCTTCTGCACCATTAAGTGCAACATTAAAATCTTTATCAAACAAGGCGTCCCACCCTGCTTTGTCTTTAGGTGGTACTTCACCATCTAACATTTTATGACCATAGCCACCTGTAAGATGACCTTCGGTACAATGATAAGTTTCCATACGGAAACCTTCTTCTTTCTTAATAGCTTCTTTGGTTTGTTCTATATCCATCTGTCTTTCTCTTGTTTCCTTCCAATGTTATGTTCCATGAATTTTTCTAATTCTTGGTCTAACAGTTCTTCTTTGTGTTGATTATAGGAAAGAGTTTGGTCTCTATCCAATCGGTCTACCCAATATTTAGCCGCCATTGCTAATGCGTCTATAGCATCATCATGCCTTAACGACCCTTTGTCTCTAGTAAGCCTAGTCATCTGTCTAAACAACTGATGGTCTGGCTCATTCTTAAAATCTTCGTGAATTAACAAATCATCTATAACTAACCTATGGCTATTCATAAGTGGTTCTAGGGTATCTATTATTCTTTTCTCTTTTTGTGTATTGTGTCTTACTTCTTCTATTTCACATGCGTGTATCTTTGCCATGATAGGTTTTAACAACTGAGTTGCCATACCATCACCAAAGTTACTCTCAATGACCACATAGTTCACATCATGCTTCCTTGCGATATTAGATAGTCTTGCCATAGTGTCATCACTATAACCACCTTCTAATGAGCCTACAGAGGTCAGATAAAGCACTCCATGAAGCATTTTAAGGACTGCATAGGCTGTCTTATCTTCTCCACGACCTGATGGGTCAATAGACATCACTGTGCCTTCAAATTTAGTAAATTCTTCACTCATCATCATAGGAGCTACAAAATAATCACCTTTAAGTCCCACATTGGGAATATCAGGGTCTATAGCTTTCATTTGCTCTGGTGACGAAGCCCATTGTATCTTTGCAGGTGCTTCTTTCCATGTGGAGCAACCTGAAGCTACAATTAAATCGTTTAACTTTAGAGGGTATCTATTTGCATCAGACAAACTTGTGTCCAACATAAATTGTAAGTTAAAACCAGAACGACCATAAGATGATAGTCTTTCCATAAGGTCTACTGCGTCAAACCTTTTGGGGTCTGTGGGTTCACCTTCAGTACCAACTATAATGTCTGCTAGTTTGTTACCATAACTAATTTTTTGTGTTTGGTTAGGTACAAGTGCAGTCCAAATTTTTGTCTTAAAACCTCTTTCTTCTAATGAGTTGTATAATGACATCTCATTTTGAGGAGTTCCTAAAAATATAATTCTACCAGTATTAGGTTTAATAATGGCATCAAACTCTTTGACTGTCTCTGACAATCTGTCTCTCATAAGCTGTGTCTGGGAGTTATTAGCACTCTCAACGTCATCAGCAATGATAATGTCTGCTCTACTACCTGTTAACTGACCAGTTATACCCATAGACTTCACAGAGGGTGCGTGACTGGCTGTAGCAGGAGCTACATCAAATGATACCTTAGAATGTCTTTGATTATCTCTAGGTATTAAATGTTGTAACATTGGCATTTCAGCAATTAGTCTTTGTGTAAATGTACTGAAGTCATCAGCTCTAGTTTTACTTGCTGATACTACCAAAATATTTTTTTGAGGATTAAGAAGTAATTGATGACAGACAAAAGCGGAGGTAATCCAAGATTTACCTACGCCTCTAAATGCTTCTATTACAAGTCTCTTTTCGTTAGACTGTAAATAATCCGCAATATCGTATTGTATCGGTGTTGGTTGTGGTAAATTTAAATGTTTCCAACACAGATATAAAAAATTTTTAAAGTTTTTAATTCTTTTGTCCATCATCAAATGGGACTTCGTCTAAAATATTATGTTCTTTTTTAGTAATAGGTTCTTTAGAATATGCTTTACAAACATCTAAACAAACTTTCATTTCGGAAGCTGTTAAGTCTTCTCCTGATTTTAGTTTTTTGTAAGCATGGTTTACCAATAATTGTGGTAACTCTTTTATAACTGTTTCTAAACTAACGTCCTTGTCCTCTGTATTTAACTTTTCTTCGGGGTGTTCGTTTGCTGTAACTTTTGGCATGTCTTCCTTTTCTTTTCTTTGGCTTTTCTCTGACAAATACTGTGTCCTTCTTTTTAGCCATTAATCTAATATTATTTTCTTAATTGATTTAGAACCATCTACATTTATTTCTAGTTCCATTTTTGAAGAAAGGCATTTGTATGATGTTGATGCTTTTTCAGCTCTTTCAGCTACACGCTTTCTTTTTAAGCATGTAGACATACTATCTTGTATTCGGTGTTCTTTAATCTCACCTCCTACAAATAATAATAAAGCTACCGCAGTTTCAATCATTAATGTCCGTTTCCATTCTTTCTAACTTTGTCTTTAAGATTTTCTACATCATCTAAAGTTTTTTCTAATTGTGTTTTAAGAAATTCTATATTGACTTTGTTAGTCATATTTTGCTCTTGATTTGTAATTAATTTTTCTACATCTTCAAACAAACTTTCAATCAACATAAATTGTTCTTGGTCAGTTGGTTTCTGTTCTGACTTCTTTAATAAATCTGCTTGAAATAATTCTCTTGATGTTTCTAATGAAGTTAATCTTGCAGTTACTTCTGTGTATGCAAAGACACCCATAGCTACAGCGATAACAATACCAATCATGTTTTTTACTGGCATAGCAACGCTAGTATTTTCTGATATTTTCATTTACACTTACACTTTCCACTGCATTTACATTTTTTTGATTTAGGAAAAAAAGTTTTATCTAAAAATTCACAATATTTATCCAATAAACCAAAAATTAAAAAAGCAAATTTATCTATCATTTCTTTTTAAGTTTGTTCATAGTAGTTACACCAAATGATGCACCAACTATTGTTAGAATAATGTAAAAGAACATTGGGTCAGCAGTTTGTAATATTTCCCAACCACGTTGCATTGTTTCTTGAAAGTATGGTACAAAGTGCATACCCATTAAAGCTGTAAAAAATAAACATAACCATTCATCTTTCCACGAATGTTCTTGTTGTTTAACTTGTTCTATAGAAATTTGAGAAGCCGCATCTAGTTCTTTTTCTCTAATAATTTTATCTTTTTGTAATTTGTGAGAAATTGCTCCAAATGTTTTTTCTGCTATAATTTTTGTTAAAGGGTTTTTTAATAATGCAAACCACATTTTATATTATCCATAGAATTACTGACCAAACTACAAATGCTGTAAAAAGTTTTTTATTTGTATTTTGCCAATAGATTTTTGCTTTGCTTAACCATGTTTTTGGCGTGTAATCATATATTATCATACGTGTTCTCCTAGTTGAATACATCTCATTCCTAAATGTATATTTCTTCTGTTAAATTCTTCGATAGTTACCATTGTAATATTATGGATTGTCTCGTAGCACTGTTTTTCACTGTTGATGGGCTGTGATAAAGGAATGTCGCCTTCTAAACATAAATCCTGTCCATTTACTGCCATTACACAAAGCAACGCAGTAATTTTAAACATTATTTAATTTGAAGAAATCCTATAATTCCCACAATTAATGTCCCTATAGCTAGAATAACTTTTATTCCACCTTTTCCCATAGATACATCTTGTCGTAAATTTTTAACTTCTTTACTTAATTCTTTAATACTTTCTTGTATTTGCTTCATTCTTTCAGCACATAATTTTTCGTGTGAAGAAAGTCTAACCCCAGTAGCTATTTCGCCATACTTTTTTAGGGTCATTTTTTTAGCCATTAGTATTGTAGTGAAACACCTCTAATTCTTGCTTCCTTACTTCCACTAGATTGATTAGCAAATTCTATTTTATATTTTAAACTTGTTCCTGCTGTTACAGACAAGTCATTTACTTTAGCCATCTTAATTCCAGATGCAAAGTCTGGCATAGCTGTAAGTGTAGCTGTTGTAAAATTAGAACCACCATCTGCTGAAAGTTTTAAAACTATATCTGAGTTTAATGCGTTAACACCTGCATTGTCTTGATATGTAATAATAGCACCCATCTTGTTAGTTGATGATGAAGCTGTAATTGCATCAGAAATTACATTACCTGTGGCATTTGTAACTGTATTTTCAATATAAGAATAATCATCATTTGCAACATTTCCACCATTATAAGAAGTTTGAAAATTTCTTAAATTACCGTGAGCATCACCATAACCAAAGACTGCTCTACCAGTTGCAGGAACATTTGAAATAGTTGTCACCATATTGTCAGGTGTACCAATAACACTACCATTCCAACTTAATGGTCTATAAATTATTGTGTTTGCTGAACTGTCGTGTGTTACTCTAAAACCTGTCCAAGCATTAGTATCATTATAATATCCTGCAATAATTCGACCACCATTACTTACATCAATAGCTCTTGCACCAGTACCTGAACCACTGTCATTACCAGTATAACTTAAACCCGATACTCCAAAAGCAGTTTGTGCATCTGATGTTAAAAGTTTATTATTTGACCAATCAGAACTTCCATTACCATACCAACTATGGTCACTTGCACTAGCAAAAATACTAGGGTCTGAACCTGCTGAAATAGATGTATCAGTAGTAATCATTAAACCAAAACCCATATATTGCATTGTTGCGTGATTACCGTCTTGATTAGAATTTCCAACATACATATTACATTCCCAACTTACTGATAAATCCCATAATTGATTTATTAAAGTACCAGAATATTGAGTTGAGTTATTACCAGAACTGTTTGCAACTGAGCCACTTCCAGTCCAACTTGGAGTACTTAATGTTCCACTTCTAGTTGATGTTCTATGAAGTGATGGAACAAATTGAGTTTTTGAAGTGTATACAGAAGCTAAATATTCATCAACATTTGAAACACTAGTTAAATTTATTGCTGAACTATCTTGAAATACATCAACAAACATTGAGTTAGTATTGTAAGCACCTTTGTTTTCGTTAGATGCTTGTCTAATAGCTAAAGTAGAAATATCATTAACAATCTTATTGTCATCAAAAGATGTAGCGTGTTGAGATACTGCACTAGCAGGTATTCTTGCGTCTGCTATAGAGCCAGTTAATTTACTTGCGTTTAAATCTGCTATTCTTGCATCTGCAAATGTACCTGAAGTAATTTTAGAAGCTGATAAATTTGGTATATCGCTTTCAGTAAAACCACCACTAATTATATTTGCTAAATCTCTTGCTTTTGTCATATTTTATTTTTCTCCATTTAAATTTTTTACCTCGCTGTACATGGTACGTTGTTAGTTCCAACTAATGGTGCTTCTGCAAAAGCCATATAGATATGATTTTGACCTGAGCCATTAGCCATACCAGCAGTTGTTCTCCATTTAAAACCATTAGATAAAATATCCATTGGTAAACCATTACTTCCTACATTAGTTATGTCAGCATATAGTACATAGTTAAAAGCATTATAACCTATTCTTTTGTTATCAAAAATTGACCAGTTATCTGCTATTGCTGTATTTTTTACTAAAACAAAAGCTGGTTTAAATCCTGTATAAACAAATGTGCCATCAGCATTTCCGTTTCCTGTATATGAACCAAACTTGCTAAATCCTTTTTTCTCTGCAAAGCAGTAAGCAATTAAATCAACTCCAGCTGTATGATGGTCGTAATAAGTAGAAAATGTTGTATTAGAAGTTGCCGTAACTAAGTTTGCAGTTGCTTGAGAAATCGTTGTATTTAATTGTAAATATTTACCAAAACCAATTCCTGTATGCCAAACACCCCAGTTTTGTGCAGACCCTGTAATATTTTTAATAATAATCATTTTTGGTGGAGAACCCAATCCATGTCCTACTGTAAAGGGTGAACCTGAACTTGGATTAGTATATTTAACAATACTAAATCCTGATGTAGTATTAGCTGATACAGTAGATGTTACACTTCCGTCTGTGTTTGATGAACCTGCACCATTAGCTTTCCAATTCCAAGATGCAAATGTTGAACCATTATTATTTACTCCTGCATCTGTACTTAAAGTGAAACCATCAGAATCAAACGAAGTTAGTTGTCCAGCATCTGTATATTGAGCATTAGAATTATTAGATGCAATTTTATTATCTTTACCTCTAACAGCATCTGTCCAAGAATGTGAATAGGTACTACTTCTTGACTTAATCCATAATAAATCAGGTTGAAATCCTACTCCTGTTATTGCGTTAGATGAACCTGTACCTGTATAAAGTTTAGTGTTAAAGTGTAAAGAACTTTTATCTATTGTTGTGTATGCCATTATAAGTTTAATCCTTTTGTTGATAGAGCTGTGAAACCTGCTGGTACATCATACTCAAATTTACCGATACCTGATGCGTTAGTTCCTTCTGAAGATATTTGTGTTGTTCCAAAAAATCCGTTGCCGAAGTTAGCTGATGCACCTGAACTAACAGAACTACCACCATCTCCCATTACAGCAAAGTACGTTTCATTAGCAGTTATAGAAACTGCTCCTGTGCCTGTTGAACCTGATGTTGGTACTCCTGAGTTTTGCCAAACACCATTTTTAGAAAAATATAATTTTGAATTTGTGGCATCTAAAGCAACACCTATAATATCACCTGTTGTAAAGGTATCTCCAAAACTACTTCCTGCACCATTATTATATACAGAGCCATCTGCATTATAACACCAACCATGTGACCTAATAGGGTCATTATTTCTTAATGCTTCTGCTGGGTCATAATCAACACCTGTATAAAGATAAGTAGCATTAACTTTCATTTCCCAATAAAATTTACCTGATGAAACACCTAAAGTTGATGAAGAACCGAATTTTTGAGCGCCATCAGTTGTTGCAGTTAAATTTCCATTAGTTAAAGTAGAATTATTATTTAAAACATTAAAGGTAGCTATATTATTATCTGGACAATCTTCAGTATTAGTTAGTGTACCACCACCAACTGTAAAGTTATTAGAATTACCTGATTGGTCTGTTACTGAATTACCATCTTTTAAAATAAAATAACCATTTGAACCATAAGTTACTGACGGACTTGTGTTAATTTTCCATTCACCAGTTGTACTATCTGTAGAACCAAAACTTGATGCAGGATACTGTGTTCCATCTATGAAGTTAATGTGTGATAATACTCCATCAAAATATGAGCTATCTGCGTTTTCATATCTACCA